TCTCATGATAATCTCCTTTGCTCTTGGATAACGATTGCACCATGCTCTGCTTCATGGTCTTCTAGTAGAGGTGTGTCCTCTAGTATCTGACCATTGGCAACAACAACAATGCCATTGATGACAAGACTAGTGCAGTTCGGCTCAATTGCCTTTGCTACTTCTAACCCATTATTATTAAACATACTTATTTTTAGTTTCATAATTTTCTCCTATTAGTTATTAAAATAAGTATGTATATACTAAAGGTTAGCAAGCTATGTGTCCATAAGATATATACATAAATATCTTATATAGTCAACTCTTTTCGCGTGTGTGTTCGCCTTGCCTCGCTTCGCTCGGCTTCGCTCGTTGGGGGGGATAGGCACTAGAATGAAAGTAATAGATATTAATAGAATGAATCTAATGTCATATCCAATAGATATGCCTTCGGTCTGCATTAGAATGAATCTATTAATATCTATTACATTGAATCTAGGGCCTATCCCCCCCAACGAGCGAAGCGAGTGGGTTTTATATTAGAGAAAAAAATAGACATGGAGAGAATATCCAGAAACTTTGACAAATAAAGCGACCCCCTTCATTATGTAAAAAGTCAAAAACGATATGGGGTCAAAAAATTTTAAAATTTCAAAAAATTTGGCATGAAAATCTGCACAGCCTGTAAACAAGAACTGCCAGAAGAAGACTTTGAAATTACTTCAAATCCGAAAGGAAAATATTTCCGTAGTGTTTGTAAATCCTGTAGAACCAAAATTGCAAATCGCAAAAAATCCTCATCCCCAGAAAAATATTTAAGACATCTATACACTCAAGCAAAATCAGCGAGAAGAAATTCAGGTATTGAATGGAATATAGAAGCTATAGACATTGTTGCGTTGTGGCATGAACAAGACGGCAAATGTGCTTTATCAGGTGTTTTTATGACGTGGCAAAAAGACGGAGGCGGAAGAAAAGAATTGAATGCTAGTATTGATCGTATAGATCCCCATAACGGTTATCTACCAAATAATGTACAATTGGTTTGCAGTAGAGTAAATATTTTGAAGCATAACTTGACAGAAGACGAATTATACTGGTGGTGTAAAAATATAATCACATTAAAGGAGTTGAACTGATGGCGAAGGCATCCTACGATATAGACTTGGAGCGGTTAGCAGAGCAATACCCTGATGCTACAAAAGAATTACTTGAACTAACAGAGGCCTTGAACGCTAAGCAGCTTCAAAGGGAGGGGCAAGATAAGTTCCTTCGATACATAAAACACATGTGGCCAGACTTTGTGGAAGGCAGGCATCACCAAATATTTGCTGAGAAGCTAGAAAGAGTTGCAAAAGGAGACCTAAAAAGACTTATTGTCAATATGCCACCTAGACATACTAAGTCTGAATTCGCATCTACATTCTTTCCTTCATGGATCTTGGGCCGTAATCCAAAGTTGAAGGTCATGCAAATAACGCACACCGCTGAATTAGCTTTCCGTTTCGGTAGAAAGGTCAGAGATTTAATCGACTCACCTGCTTATCAAGAGGTATTTCCGGGCGTACAACTAAAGGCGGATAGTAAATCAGCGGGAAGGTGGGAAACCAATGGCGGTGGCGAAGCGTTCTATTCAGGTATTGGTGGTGCGGTAACAGGACGTGGTGCGGATCTACTTGTGTTGGATGATATTCACTCAGAGCAAGATGCCCTCTCGCCCACGGCCTTAGACAACGCTTGGGATTATTATTCATCTGGACCACGACAAAGGTTACAACCGGGCGGTGCTATTGTTATTGTGATGACAAGGTGGTCAGTCAAAGATTTAACTGGCAGACTCCTTAGCAGGCAAGTAGAAGACCACGCCGACCAATGGGAAGTTGTGGAATTCCCAGCTATATTTCCCGATAGTCAAAAACCTTTATGGCCTGAATATTGGAAAATAGAAGAATTAGAAGGGGTAAAAGCCTCTATACCTGTAAGTAAGTGGGAAGCACAGTGGATGCAAAATCCTACTTCTGAAGAAGGTGCTATTTTAAAAAGGGAGTGGTGGAAGATTTGGGACAGTGATGAAGTTCCACAAATGCAGTACGTTATACAGTCGTATGATACGGCTTACACGAAAAAAGAAACAGCAGACTATTCTGCTATAACGACGTGGTGCGTATTCTACCCAGACGAGGGGTCCCAGAGACCAGCTCTATTGTTACTCGACGTAAAGAAAGGTCGGTGGGATTTTCCAGAGTTGAAAAGGCAAGCGTACGATCAATATCAATACTGGGATCCAGATACCGTAATTGTAGAAGCTAAAGCGAGTGGGCTACCGCTAACCGACGAACTGCGACATTCTGGAATTCCAGTGGTGAATTACTCACCCGGCAAAGGACAAGATAAAATTGCGAGGGTAAATGCAGTTGCACCGATGTTGGAATCAGGTATGGTGTATGTTCCTGAAACACGTTGGGCGGAAGAATTGGTGGAAGAATGTGCGGCTTTCCCTTTCGGAGATCACGATGATTTGGTAGACTCCACTACGCAAGCGTTAATGCGTTATCGACAGGGAGGATTTATTGGTTTAGAATCTGACGATGATCTACAGGATAATTATCCGCGCAGACTAAAAGAATATTACTAGGAGTTAAAAATGGCAGATAAAGGTGAAAAAATAAAGGACCAAGGATTTGTTCCTTACGCAAAACAAAAGACAATGGCAACTTCCAAAGGACCAAAGCCTGGAGCAGGTAAAGGCAAAAGCCGTGGTAGAGGAGCTGCTGAAAGAGGCATTAAGTTTACTGGCGTTTATTAAATGAAAGTCAAAGCACCTAAAGGCTATCATTGGATGAAGCAGAAGAACGGTAGCTACAAACTGATGAAGCACACAGGCAAATTTACTCCGCATAAGGGAGCGACTATGAATGCAAACTTTGCAATTCAAAAAGCACACAAAAAGTAAATGGCAGAAAATAGGAGAACAACATGGCATTAGGACCATTAGTACAAGGCCTCATGAGAGGCATCGGTAGTTTACGTGGAAGAAGTCCCTCATCAAGAATGGACAGCTTGCTTAAAAGTATGAGGACGGGTCAACAAGCAGGTGAAAAATTTAACAAACTTACTCAAAATCAATTAGACGATATAGTTGCGAAGTATGGACGGGAGACCCAAGCCTTAACAGACAGCGTAACTAGAGGAACTACTTCTATAACGTCACAAGCAGGTTACGCCAAAAAAGTGAAAGAATTAACGGATAAAGGAGAAGATGTTAGTAGGCTTATAAAAATTCTTGAATCACAAATGAGTTTAACAAAAACCATGGGTGAAGCTAGACAACTTATGGAAGTCTTAAACAGAATGCGAAAATTTGATAGTTTAATAAAAGGAACCATAGCAAGTTTAGGAGCGGGTGCAGCAGGAATGTACTTTGGTGCATCTGAACAGCGTAAAAACCCTGATTTCTATGATCCAGAAGATAATCCATTTAAAGGAATGTTTGGCAGCCCCAAAAAACAAATGAGCTCAGGTGTCGCCTTTGATGCTGTAGGGGAAGCTTTAGAAGAAATGGATAACAAAGTAAATGGCAGAAAATAATAGACCAACCAATATAGAAAGAATATCAGATCTTATAGATCTGGAAGTCGAAGACGGCACAGAGGTTCAGATCGAAGAACCTATGGCTCCGAGCGGAGCAGGTGATATAGCAGTTGAATTAACAGATGACGGAGCAGAAATAAACTACTCTCCTGATGTTGACGTAATTGACACAACACCATTCGATGCGAATTTAGCGGAGTACATTGATGAAGGCGAGCTAGGACGGATTGCTTTTCAACTGATAAGTGATTTTGAAGAAGACAAAGGTTCTAGGTCTGAGTGGGAAGACGCTTATATTAAGGGACTAGACTTACTTGGTTTCAAGTATGAGGACAGGGATCGTCCTTTTCCCGGTTCTTCAGGCGTAACCCACCCTATGCTCGCCGAATCCGTGACCCAGTTCCAAGCTCAGGCATTTAAAGAACTACTTCCTAGTAAGGGACCGGTCAAAACAAGGGTAATGGGGAACGAAACACCTGAAACTGAGGATCAAGCTAGAAGGGTAGAAGAATTCATGAATTACCAAATAACTACGGTAATGGATGAATATACCCCTGAAATGGACCAATTATTGTTCTATTTACCGTTAGCAGGTACAGCGTTTAAGAAAGTTTATTACGATGCGAGCAAACAAAGAGCAGTTAGCACTTTTGTTCCCGTAGAAGATTTAGTAGTTCCGTACACCGCTAGTGATTTAGAAACGTGTGAAAGAATTACACACGTAGTTAAAATGTCTTACAACGAAATACGCACGCAACAATTAGCGGGCTTCTACAGAGATATACCATTACAACCATCAGAAACAAATGTCAGCAATGACGCAACCGACAAGGAAGATGAGCTAGAAGGGATTAGCCCAACAAACAATGACATGATGTATGAACTATTGGAATGTCACGTTTCAATGGACATACCCGGATTTGAAGATCCAGAGGGCTATCACCTACCTTACATTATTACTATAGACAGAGCCTCTAATGAAGTTTTATCTATAAGAAGAAATTACAACCCTGAAGATCCGATGAAGGGTAAGACACAATACTTTGTTCACTACAAGTTTCTCCCTGGCCTCGGCTTCTATGGCTTCGGTTTGATCCACATGATCGGCGGGTTGTCTCGAACCGCCACTGGAGCACTGAGACAATTAATAGATGCTGGTACCTTAGCAAACCTCCCTGCTGGGTTTAAGGCCAGGGGACTCAGAATTAGAGATGATGAGACTCC